AATACTTTAGAAAAAGGTTTAAAGTTTGGTATTGAATTTATAAATCTAGGTTCAACTTTTGCTTGAGAAGATCTTTGACCTCTTCTTGTTGGTTTAATATTACTCCAAGGTGCAATTGATTCTCGTGCTTCATCAGGTCTAGGTCTTTGAGTACTAGCTGTCCAACTAGAAGCAAAAAAACCAGTATCAACAGGACTATTTTCTTCTGTAGACAAATCAACAATAACAGCTTTGACTAATTTATTTAAATCTCTTTCTAAATTTCCTTCTAAATCTGGAATAATTCTATCAATATTTCGTGTTGAAGCCATCAGAACCTCACTAATAAAGTAAACAGATAAGTCTGTCCACCCTGTCTTGTAT